CATCACCCTTGCTCCCTCGACCTCAGTCGGTGGCGTGTACTCGCTGCCTGATGCGGTGTTCGGTGTGCCGTTCCTTGAAGTCATCGTGGGGAATACCGCAGGCACGGGCGTGGCCTGCACCATCACCATGAAGAGTTGACGTGCCGCAACGAGTGCCACGACACAGAGTGCCTCGCGTCCGCGAGTGCAGACCGCGTGGCGAAGGGCGACCAAACGCTGCGGCCCGTGGCTACTGCGACAAGGCGCACCAAGCCTGGCGGCTGGCTGTACTGCTGCATGATGGCTACGTGTGCCGAGACTGCCGCAGGGTGTGCGGCGTCAAACGTGAGGCCCACGCTGATCACGTGCTGCCGGTCAGGGACCGACCCGACCTTCGGTATGACGTGACGAACGGCCAGTGTCTGTGTGCGTCATGCCACCAAAGAAAAACAAACCGCGAGCGAGCCGCTGGCTAGGTTCGCGCAGATGCAAGAAAAAAACCTAGACCGGGTATGCACCCCTGCCACAATGGCGGCTAACCAGCAAAACCAATGTTGTCCATGGGCGGGGGTGGCTGCGAAACAAGCGGGGGACGTAGGCCAACCCGACTGCCTTTCTGGCGGCGGTAAAAACTCAAGCGAGCCGAGGAAGTAATCATGGGCCGGACCGGACGAAAACCGACGCCGACAAAACTCAAGATCATGCGGGGCAACCCCGGATGCCGCAGGATCAATGACGCCGAGCCTCAACCGCCAACGGATGGCATCGTGATGCCGGCACACCTCGGCCCGGTCGCGGTCGGCAAGTGGCTCGAGCTGCTGCCGATGCTCCAGGGTGTCCGCGTGATGACTCGCGCGGATGTCGAGGCGCTCGCGCGGTATTGCGACACGTACGAATGGTGGCTTGCCACCCGTGCGAAACTCAGGGCGGAAGGCGACACGTACCCGATCACCAACGACGGCGGCCAGGTCAAGTACATCGCTCAGAGACCCGAGGTGGCAATCGCCCACAAGCTGGCCCAGCAGCTGCGGCAGTTGGAATCGGACTTTGGTCTGACGCCGTCCGCGAGAGTCTCACTAAAGGTGGAGCCGAATGGCCCGGAAGAAAGCAAGCTCGCGTCATTCCTTGCCCGCAAGGCGGCGACGTGAGTCGGTCCCTGGCTTCCGGTGGGATGCCGAGAAACCGCTGCTCGTTCAGCAGTTCCTCGAGTCGATGTGCGTCCACACCAAGGACTCGCCGACCGCGAAGGCTGGCGAGGCTTTCAAGTTGCTCGACTGGCACGTGCAAGATGTGATCGAGCCGCTGTATGGTTGGCAGGGCGACGACCGGCGGCGAAGGTTTCGCGTCGCGTACATCGAGGTGCCCAAGAAAAATGCAAAGAGCACGCTCCTGTCGTGCCTCTCGATCTGGCATCTTCTCATGGAGGGTCAAGGGGAACTGGGCTGCATAGCGGCGAAGGATCGCAACCAAGCGGCGATCATCTTCGACGAGACGGCGTCAATCGTGAAGCGGTCGCCGGAGTTGAAGTCGGTTCTCGAAGTGATCGACAGCCGCAAGACGATCTACTGTGCCACGACGGATTCGAGCCTCCGCGTGATCTCGCGTGACGCTGGAGCGGCGGAGGGACCGTCCTACTCGTTCGTGTTCTGCGACGAGCTTCACGCGTGGCCCGACCGCAGGCTGTTCGAGGCGTTGCGGTATTCCGGTCGATCCAGACCCGAGCCGCTGCTATGCACGATCACCACAGCCGGCGACCGGCGCGACACGATCTGCTGGGAACAGCACGAATACGCCGAACAGGTGATCGCCGACGCAAACTATGACCCACGCTTCTACGGCAAGATTTTTGCAGCACCGCAGGGGAGCGACTACTTCGATCCGAAGGTCTGGCGAAAGTGCAACCCCGGCATGGGGATCACGATGACCGAGGAGTCTTTCGCCGCCGATGCCCAGGAGGCGAAGAACAAGAGTACGAAACTCAACGGCTGGCTGCGGTATTCGCTCGGGATCTGGACTGAGAGCAGCCAGCGGTGGATCGACCCTGACAAGTGGGCCGCATGCTCGGCTGGGCCGAATGAGCCCTTGGTGGGCAGGAAGTGCATCATCGGCATGGACTTGAGTAAATCGACCGACCTGTCGGCGTGCGTTGCCCTGTTCCCCAACGAGGACGGCACATTCGACGTAGACCCGATGTTCTGGGCTCCCCGCGACCTGATCATGGAGCGAGAGCGTACCGACCGGCAGCCGTTCCAGCACTGGGTCAACCAGGGGCACATCCACACCACGGACGGGAACGTCATCGACCACGCGTCGATCCGAGAATACGTGCTGGAATACTCTAAGACTCACCAGGTCGAGCAGGTGCTGATGGACATCAACGGGGCCGTCCAGCTGTCGGTGGAACTGCAAGGGGCGGGGCTGAATGTGGCATCGTATGGGCAGGGCTTCCGAGCAATGAGCAGTCCCACGAAAATGCTGGAGAGCCTGACCTTGCAGCAAAAGATCCGCCACGGCGGGAATCCGGTGCTGTCATGGATGGCTGGTTGCGTGACTGTGGACACAAACGCCTACGAGGACGTGAGGCCGGTGAAGAAAAAAAGCACGGGTCGCATCGACGGCATCGTCGCTTTGATATTCGCCCTCGGCTACTGGGAAACGAACAGCATCATGAACGCTAACGGCAACGGCCCAGAAATCTTTTTCATATGATCGCCCAGAACTCAGAGCACCGCATCCTCTGGCTCCCAGGTGAGGAGCGAATGTTTGACGAGGACAGCGGGCGAAGTTCCGCCGGGGTGCGGATCGACTCCAACAACGCCCACCAAGTCTCGGCGGTGTTCGCCTGCTTGCGGATTCGGGCCGAGACGGTGGCGAGTCTGCCGCTGCACGTGCTGGAGCGAACACCCGGTGGCGGCAAGCGGCTTGCCCGCGAACTCCCCCTGTACCGCCAACTCCACGACCGGCCGAATGGTTGGCAGACGAGTTTCGAGTTCCGCGAGCAAGCGGTGATGCACGTCGATCTCTGGGGCGATTCATTTGCCGAACTCAAGGCAGGCGAGATTCAGCCGCTCCACCCGAGCCGCATGAAGATCGAGCGGATCGAGAACGGCAAGCTCCGCTACAAGTACCGCGAGGAGAAAGGCACCGAGCGGCTCTTGAACGAGTCGCTCGTCCTTCAGATTCGCGGCCCGTCCGATGACGGCGTCAACGGCATCCGCATCGTCGAGGAGTGCAAGGACGCCATCGCTCTGGCACGGGCGTGTGAACTGCACGGTGCGAGATTCTTCGCCGCCGGGGCTCGCCCCGGCTTCGTCCTCTCGACCGACGGCCAACTTAACGCCGAGGCCCGCGAAGCACTGCGGTCGCAGTGGGACGGGCGGCACGGCGGCGTTGGCAACTCCCACGTCACCGCAGTCCTCACGGGCGGCCTCAAGCCCTACGACATTCCGCAGGCGTCAAACACTGACAGCCAGTTCATCGAGTTACGGCGTTACCAGTTGGGCGAGATCGCGCGGCTGTTTCGCGTGCCAGCATTTTTGCTTGGCCTTGAAGCGGGCAGCCCGCACGCCGAGATTGAGTTCGTGACGCACACGATCATCCCGCTGCTTCGCCGCATTGAGACGGCGATGATGCGAGACTTGCTCGGTGATCAAGACCGCTACCTGATTGAGTTCGACGTTCGCGGCCTGCTTCGCGGCGACTCCGCGAGCCGGTCGGCCTACTACCGTTCGATGTGGGACATCGGCGTCGTTTCAACCAACGACATCAGAGCCAGCGAGAACATGGACCCGGTCGATGGCGGCGACATCCGCTACCGCCCGCTCAACATGGGAACGCTCGGCGAGCAGGCATCCGAGGCTGACGTGCTGGCACAGCAGCAACCCGGCAGCGAGATCGACGGGCAGGCGGTCGAGGGCGGGCTGGCCGCTGCGGCCCCCGCCGCAGAATCGGCCGTGGCCGAAGCACCACAAGTGGCCGATGTGTCTCTCAACGGAGCACAGATCACGGGGCTCATCGCTATCCTGTCGCAAATCCCGGCGGGACTGCTGACGAAGGACGGGGCGTCGGCACTCATCGCCGCGTCGTTCCCAAGCATCTCTGCTGCTCAGGTCACAGCGATCCTTGCCGGGGTGGTGGCTGGCAATCCCGCAGGCAGCGTGCAGCCTCCGCAGGCCGCTCCTGCCCCAGCCGCCCCGCCCGTCCGAACGCTGCCCGACGCGCGGGCGATGACCGTGAGCGTGGACTTCGACCGCACGTTCTCGGCTGACCCACAGATGTGGGGCGAGTTCGCCAAGAAGGCGGTCGCGGACGGCAATACCGTCGTGATGATTTCCCGCCGGCCAGAAGCGGATCGAGAGGAGGTGATCGCATCTCTCGGCGACTACGCCGAGTCGTTCTCGCGGGTGCTGCTCGTCGGTGGTGACACGCTGAAGGCTGACGCG